GTGTGTTTGGACTGCGCTTCAGTTCGGCGATAACGCTGCCAAGTTGCTTGACAATGCGTGGACCATAAAAGGTGTTGAAGTTCGCTGGCAGCGAATCATTCTTTGGTTTGGTGATGAACTTCGCGACATTCGGATAGTCTTTGAATGCCGCTTCAGCGTCGGTACCACCTGAAACCAGGAAGTCCCAGAATGTGGAAGCGTAGTCATAAGAGATACGGTTGATGCGCGTGTCCGGGAACATGTAGTCAGAGGTATCCAGCACTCGAACGCTGACATCAAGTAGCTCGTGCGCTCGACCGATGCGAGTCTCTTCAACATATTCTGGATTGCCAAGAGCAGCACGGTTCAAACCCTTGAACATGTCTTGCATGGTTGCGAATTTCATTTCCATTTTTATTCCCTTAAAGTTGTTGACCAAGCCTGAATGCTGTGTCAAGATACGCTTCAGCTAATTCCGGTTGAAGCCGCGGACCAACATTTTGAAACACGGCAAACTGCGGATGAAGACCACAGTATGTCATTGCCTCAAGTAGGTTGGTGGTGTTGAGTTGTTTGTTTTGCCCCATGCTAATCAGACATGTTGTTGGAATGTTCAACTTAGGAACCATTCTATCGCCGGCAAGATCAAAAGCGAACCCGCGAACGAAAACAGTTTGTAGGAGATCTACGAGTTTTGCTGGAGGCATTTCCCACCAGCATGGCCACGCGAAGCAGATGCGATCGGCATTTAGGACAAAATCTTTGATCTCGTTAATGCCGACATCAGAACCCTCGATATCGTAGACATTGAAATAGGAGACATTGTGATCTGCCTTGGCAGCACCATTTCTAAATGATTTGGCGAGGGCGTGTGTGAAGGATGATTCTTCTGGATCAGGATGCGCAATTATTTGAAGAACATTCATATGGGAAGTCTATGTTGAATTGCCTAATTATAAATCATATGACCTTCTAAAAATTCTAGTTTTCGGATGACTCAGCGTTCTATCTAGGATATGGCAGCGAGGATTCTAGATTCTTCATCCTGCCTTTTCGAAATCCAATCGATCTCCCACACATTGACAATTTTGATGCCTGCTTCCTCACCTTCAAAGACCTTTACCGCTTCTCTAAACCCGTCGCCTCTGTGCCAATACTTCCCATTAAATTCAAACCCAAGCTTTAGTGCTGGCAAATAAATGTCAATTTCTTTTGGCGCAATAGCGGATCTATCATTGACGATGATTTCACCATTAAAGTGTTTGCGAATAAATTCATAAAGCTGCCCTTGCCCTTTAGACACATGACACTTTGGGCAATAAATTGAAAAAGTCCTTTTGAATGATTTTGTGAAGATCTCGCCGCATCGATGCTGCCATCGATAAACATTATCGAATCCTGGAGTAATCTCATCTAATGGGAGTATGTCTTTTCCTTTCAGCTCTTCAAGTTTCTTTTTAGAACGATTTTTGAAGTGAGTCTCCTTCATTCGCTTGGATGTTTGATCCCTCCACACTTGATCATTCCAAAGATTTGATTGACGTCCACTCTTCTGATTCATAAGTTGAAGCTGCCCGCATTTTAGTGAGCAAGACTTTCTATACCCAGAGCGAAAATCGATGAAAGACGTTTTATTACCGCAAATACATATTGGGCGTCGATAAAAAACATTCCAGCTTTTTTCCGAAATAGTATCTCCCTCATATTGACTTAGCCAGCTAAAGTCTTCTTTACACCATCTTGCGAGAGCTGATGAATAAAAACCATTAGCGAAAAAATGCGTTTTAATAAATTGTTGATGTTGATTGGTCATATAAGTATATATGACTTCATTTTCGAATTTCTGAAATAAAAACCTAGGATATAAGCTGGTTCGATAAATACAACATCGAAACTTACAATCAAAGCGTTACGGCGCACAAGGAGATATATCACGGCTACTCTATCAAATTTCGGGATCCCGGGCGCTGGATCGGGTATTCTTCACCCACGTCTGAAGAACAAATTCCGCATCTCATTCCTGAACATGGGACAACTTGTGCCGGGTACAAACTCACGTAACCTGACTTTGCAAGTTACGAACATCACTTTGCCGAACCTGACATTTGAAGAAGTTGTTCTTCATCGTTATAATTCGACAGCGTACATTGCTGGCAAGCATTCGTGGGAGCCAATCAGCGTTACTGTTGAAGACGACATCACTGGTCTCGCTGCTACAGTGATTAAGGCGCAGCTTGAAACTCAACAACGCATTATCGGTTCCGACCTTGACGGGCGTTGGTTGAACACCGCTGCTACAGGTTCTGATTACAAGTTCGGCGTTAAGATCGATCAGCTCGACGGTAATGAAGGTGTTGTTCAGACTTGGGTTCTTGAAGGCGCGATGCTCACATCAGCTGACTTCGGCGATCGTGACTACTCAGCTTCTGAATCAGCAACAATCACAATGAACGTTCGTTTCGATCACGCTCGTCACATCGAATCTGGCGCTGGCTACGGTACGGCGTTGGGAGGTAATGTCGCTTGACTGACCTAGGAACAGTTTAGCAGGAATCGCTAAATACCTCTAGAGGCAACTTTAGAGGTATTTTAGTATGAGCGAGAAGAAACAACAAAGGGCCGATCAACGAGCCTTTCACATAGTTTACAAGACAACCTGCTCTATCACGGGCAACTATTATATCGGCATGCATAGCACTGACAAGATCGAAGACGGGTATCTTGGAAGCGGACAAAGACTATGGAAATCGATTGCCAAGTACGGTAAAGAGAATCATAAGCGAGAGATCATAGGTTATGCGAAGTCGCGTAAAGAGCTTTCGGCTCTCGAAGAATCACTAGTCACCAAAGAAGAAGTGGCGAAACAGGAATGTATGAATCTTCGAATTGGCGGAGAAGGTAATTTTCCAGCATTCGAAGTGCAGCCAACGACAAAAGAAAAGCTCTCGACAACCGGTACAGCTCGTTGGGCTCGAGATCGACAAAAGTTACGCGAACAACTCGAAGAAGAGCTGAAGAACTTCAAACTTACACGAAAGGAAATTCTTGAAGTTCTAGTTACATCTGAAGGTCGCCTAAACAAGAATGCTACTCGGTGTCTTCTAAGAGAAGTTGAACCAACTCTTGGCGCCTATAAACTTGGTAAGCGCGAAGTACTACGGCGCCAAAAATGGATCTTCATTTGGCAAGCCATTCAAAATCCAGAGTTTGGCAATGATCCTGTTGAGCTCATCAACGCTTATGTATTCAAAATTAAAGAACGACCAGCATGTAAAATCTGTGATAGACCGGTATCGTTCTTTAGGTTTAACAAACCATATGCTACATACTGTGGAAATAAATGCCAATTGCTAGACCCAAACTTCGAGAATCCTATTCACTCACGATGGAATAAATGAAAGAACCATTGCCATCCGCTATAAATAAGAAATCGCATTATCGATTATCACCATGACATCATTCTCAGCATTCCTCATTGAAACTCAATTCTCAGAAGACGACCTTGATCGTCTTATCTCAGCATTTGAACGTCGACTCCCACGCGCACTTGGATCAAAGATCTATCGCGAAGGTGGAAAGACCGGCGTAAAGAAAGTTGCTGGCGGACAGGCATATGTTTACTTCTTTGGGGATCGTGCCTTTCAGGTTCGTGCTAAAGGCGGTCGAATTCAAGGCATTGACGTTTGGTCTAAGTACGCTCTCGACAAAGGTCCAGACTATACTATCGACGTTCGCGAATTGGATTCAGCATCTTTGCTCGGCGCAATTGCTAAACTCGGTGCTTTGATCAAATCACCTACAGAAGGTAAGATCGAAGTCAAGCAGATTTCTGAATCGATTCAGCTCGATGAGATGGCATCGCGTGTTGCCCCAGCAGACTTCTTCAAGATGGCAGTTGATTCTAAGGGCGAAGAAGGCGCTAAGAATCTGACATGGGACGAGATCAAGGCAATCGCCAGCGAAAATGACGTTTTAGTTCCAGCATACATTCGTGATCAGAAAGTTTCACGTGGACGTTGGACAGCAGAAATTTCTGCTGACACCACAGAGCGCGAAGAGAAAAAGAAAGAACCAAAGCAGGATCCAATCCTCTACATCAAGGTTACCGCTCAAGACCCAGTGTCAAAGAAGTTCATGGCAACTGGTGATAACAAGCAAGCACAGGCATTGTACACACAACTTCAGGCAGCGGTGACAACACCAACTCCTGCTGAAGTCAAAGATCCAGAAACACTTTACGGTCACTTGACACAATTGGTTCAGATGGCATGTAAGGGTTCACTCCGTTCGCTGTTGATTTACGGTGGACCAGGAACTGGTAAGACTCACACCATTATGAAGGCAATTGCCGAGGCAGGTCTTTCAAAAGGTAAAGACTATGTCAAGTTGTCTGGTAAAGCAACACCAATCGAAATCTACAAGACACTGTTCATGTACCGTGATGGTGGCATGATCGTGTTTGATGACTTGGATTCTATGTGGGGCAATCAAGACGCGACAAACGTTTTGAAGTCGGCACTTGACTCTTCACCAGTTCGTGAAATCTCTTGGGTGTCTACAAACACTACCAACGTTTCGCGTATGGACGACGAAGAACGTGCTCAACTGTTCCAACAGATCGACGATCAAATTGATACTGATCCAACAAACGCACGTATCAAGTACCCATCGTCATTCGATTTCAAGGGACGTGTCATCTTCATCTCGAACCTGAAGAAGGAAGAGTTTGACAGCGCTATCATGTCTCGTTCAGCAAAGATCAACATGGATCTTTCACCAGCACAGATTCTTGAGCGTATGAAGAAGATTCTCCCAACACTCGGCGACACCGACGTGCCAATCGAGAAGAAAGAAGAACTCCTTGCTCACCTTGAAACCATGCATAAGCGCAAAGAGATTACGTTCTTGACGCTGCGTGAGTTTGTTAAGGGTCTCGACATCGTTCGATCCGGAGCACCAAACTGGAAAGATTTGCTCTGCTACGCCTAACTGGGACAAGATCAGCAGGATCTGCTAAATAGCCTTGTGAGAAATTACAAGGCTATTTTAGTATGCAAAAACCAAATCAACGAAAATATCATTTCATCTACAAGACAGTATGCTTGCCAACTGGCAAGTTTTATGTTGGGATGCATTCAACAGATCTGTTGGATGATTCATATCTTGGAAGCGGAAAAAGATTATCAAGATCTGTGAAGAAGCATGGGAGAGAAAATCATAAAAGAGAAATTATAGAATCTTTTAATGATAGGCTATCGTTGATAGCCAGAGAGAAAGAAATAATCACATCAGAGCTTATAAAGAATCCGCTGTGTATGAACTTGATCCTTGGCGGGGCTGCATTACATCGACCAGCCACAAGTGAAGAAACTCGTGCCAAGCTCTCAAAAGCAGGCAAAGGGCGCCTTCACACAGAACTCCACAAAGCGAGAATGAGTGCCGCGCTTAAAGGCAGAAAACATTCACCAGAAGAAATTGAAAATCACCGAAAAGCAATGATTGGATTCAAATGGTCCGAAGAAGCATTAGCAAATAGAAAAGCTGGCCAGCGACAATCAAAGAAATTTCAAGAACACCTATCAAAGATAAAAAGAGCCGTAATAATTCACGACATCGAATACCAAGATGTCCGATCAGCAAGTATTGCCCTTGGCATTTCGTCAAGTACGCTTGAAAAGCGTTGCTCATCAAAATCACTGTCATTCACAAACTTCCGGTATAAAGATAACTCGTAAATAGGATATAGACTTATTCTAGGTTGCCATGCCATTCTCAGCAAAAAATGTCCTAAATGATTCTCAGATCGCGCTTGAAAAAGTTGCGACTGATAAATTCGGCAATGTCGTTGAAGACTTTGCTCGCGGGGGTCTCGGCGGATTTCTGCCAGCAGTCGATCCAAACGCGCCGGTAAATCGTAATGATGGTTCGTGGTATGCGACGTCATATGCCGCTGGACTTGCTGGCGCGACAAACTATCGCCCAAAATTGAAGTTCCTTTTCAAAGTCGAATTCATTTTTACTGAAGCAGCAAAGGCGCATATTAGAAGTCGATTTGGCGATGCGCGATATAACTCACTACTCAAAAATGAATTTACCTTCATGATCAAGTCTGTTGATCGTCCAAAGATCGACTTTGAGTACGAAGAAGATGTAAACATGTACAACTTCAGAACGAAGATTCTGAAGAAGATTCGACATCGTGATTTGACCGTTACATTCATGGATGATGCCGGAAATCGTGTGTTCGATTTCTTCAGAATGCTGATGGACATTCATTCGCCAATTTCTGCTGGTGGTCTTTATCGAGATCGTTCGTTGACAAAACCCGACAACAAAAAATTGTCGGTCGGGTCCGGTATGGCATTCAATGCTACATCAAATAGCAAGACCGATGATATGGCGCACCGATCGGTCGTTAACTCTCAATTCGGTAATTCAATTGAGGCAATTCGCGTTAAGCAGATTTTCATTGATCCACAATCGACATTGTCAACAGCAACTCATATGGTCGCGTTTGACTTTATCAACCCGCGAATCATTTCATTCGACTTAGACGAATTGTCGCACGAGACTAATGACGTCAATCTCTTGACAATGATTTTTGATTATGACTGGATGGAAATGGTTGACATCGGCGCACTTGGCGCTAATGGCACCACTTACACGCAAGATTTCAATGTCAAAGTTCCAGGTGTCCATGGTGCCCCAAGTGACATCACGCCGAACAAAGCGTCTGGAGCGGTTGGTAATGGAAGTGGCGGCGCCAATCCAGTTGCTGGTGCTATTGGAAGCATTCTTGGGCGAGGCGCTCAAGAGATTACCTCTGACCTTATTGGCAAGACGCTTGGATCTATCGGCGGCAGTGGACGTTTCTCCACAGCGATTGGTGGTATTGTTTCAAGCGCCGTTAGCGGACCAATTGGAGGGTTTGTATCTGGCGCAGCGCGTGAACGACTCGGCGGACTGTTTAGCTCTGTTCAAAATCCGAATGCTCGCG